CATTTGAAATGTTAGATAAAATGTTAAAAGAATCTAAAGCAATATGGGAAGCATTTGGTAAAATTTATAAAGAGTATCAAACAGAAAATATTGAAACTAGAGCTAGAGGTGGTAGAGAAGAATCATTTACTGAAAAACTATTAAACTAATAATATGAGCAAACTTCCAAAAAATTATACATACAGACCTTTACCAAAAGAATTATTTATAGGCTTTAGTGATATAGAAGGAAATGGTTTATTTGCTGGTGAAGAAATAGCAAAAGATACTAATTTAGGAGTCTCTCATAAGTTAGTTGATAATGAATTAATTAGATTACCTTTAGGGGGATTTATTAACCATTCTAAAGAAGAGAATTGTACCTTTGTTGAAAAAGGTGATTTAGTTTATTTATATACTTTAAAAAATATTGAAGTAGATGAAGAACTAGTATTAGATTATAATAAATATATTTGTAACATTAAATAACATATTATGTACCCAATGAACATTCCAAATCAATATAATAAACCAAAGCCAGGAGAAAGATTTTCTTTAAAAGAAGGAAGATATTTTTGGTATTCAAGTATTATGAAAACTTATAATAAAGCTCAACAAGCTGCTTGGCAAGAAGAACTAGACAAAAAAAATGCTGAAGAGTTAAATATAAAAGATGATAATATTGATTGATACCGAAGATAAAGTTATTGAGGTAGAAGGAGATATTTCTGCTAAAGACACAAAAAAAAATTTAAGACTTGCTTTAAAAGAATTTGAAGATTATAATTATGTTGCTTTTGATCCCATAAAAATTACATTTATTCCAATAGATTTAAATTCTACTATAGATAATCTTCTAAAAGGAATTAATGACCACCCTTCAGATACAAGTAAAAGAAAAGATATAAAACCTGGACCTCCTAAAGAATGACAATAAATACAGATTTATTATTCCCTATAATAGAGAATAATTCAGATTTTATTAAAACCCATCCTAACTTACATCCTAATAGTTCTGCTTATGAAATATATTGGACAGAGGAGTTAAATAGGTTAATTTATGGTTATTGGGGAAAAGAAGAAACTAGCCAAGGATTAAGATATAGATTTATTCCTCCTCAACTATATTACTTTATTAACTATCATACAATGATGGTTACAATAAAAAAACAAAGGATTAAATCTAGGCCTTTTCTTTGGGATATTAATTATACTATAATGAACTTATGGTTTATAGCTAGAGGATTTAGTGGATTTAAAAATGATCCTAATTATACTTCTAACTATACAGTTTATTTAAAAGAGCAAAAATTAAAGCATCCTAATAATGCTGACATTCCTTTACATTTACTAGAAACTTTAACAGAAGATTGTTATAAAGAAAATGGTACATTAAAAGAATATATAGATCCTTTAGAATGTTTAAACTCTACACATAAAGAACCTTTAGGTATTCCTTTATATGATAACTACTCTACTAATTTATTCTTGTTTGGATCAAGAGGGGGTGGTAAATCTTTTATGGCATCAGCTATATTAGAACATGAGTATTTGACAGATGGAGCAAAAAGTATAGAAGACTTTTTAGCTAAGAGAAATAAAGTAGAGATATTTTGTGGAGCACCTGTTGCATCTAAATCTTCAGATTTACTAGATAAATTTAAAGATTCTCTAGATAATTTACCAGGAGAATACTCAGATGGTAGAGAGATGTTTCCTCCACCTTTTTCTAGACAAAGTTCTGGAACATTAAAAGTAGGTAATTCTAAAAATCCATATAGATTTCATTATGAGAAAAAAATTGGAAACACTACAAAAGTTGTAGGTACAGGAACATTATTAAAACATGAGACTTTTAAAGAAAATAAACAAGCTGCTGTTGGAGGGCGTTATACTGTAATAGTAATAGAAGAGGTAGGTTTAGAAGACAGTTTACTTACAATACATGGAGCTAATAGATCCACACAAGACTTGGGTACAGGTAAATTTGGATCTTCTTTATACATTGGTACATCAGGGGATGTTGACAAAGTTATTGAAACAGAGATTATATTTAGAGATCCTGAAGCTTATGATTTTTTAAGTTTTAATGATATTTATGAGGGTAGAAATAAAATAGGATTTTTCTTACCAGCTTATTATACGAATGAAATGTTTAAAGATAAGAATGGAAATACTAATATAGAAAAAGCATTAGAGTATGAGTATTATGAAAGAGAGAAAGCTAAAAGAGCTAATAATACTGTAGCTTATGATGAATTAATAATGTCTAGGCCTATTAAGCCTTCAGAAATGTTTTTATCTAGAACAGGTAATAAATTTCCTATTGCTATGCTTAGGGAAGTCCAAGCAAATAATGATAAGTACCAATACAAAAAACATTTAAGAACAATTGGAAATATAATTCCTGATAAAGATTATATTTTTGGAGTAAAGTTTAAAGCTAACCCAGATTTAAAACCTATTGATAGATTCCCTCATGACCAAAAATCTAACTTACAAAGTGCTTGGGAATTTTATGAACACCCACCTGCAGGATTAATTCCTACTAATTTATATAAAATAATTTATGACCCTATTAAAGATGAAGGGGGTGGTACATCATTGGCTGCTATATATGTTTATAAATCTAATAACACAATAGATGGTAATGGTAATGAACTAGTAGCTTGGTGGGTAGGAAGGTATGATATGCCAGAAGATATTCATTTACAATGTGTTTTAGCTGCTAAATATTTTAATGCACAAGTAATGTTTGAAAATAACATTATTGATTTTAAAAATTATTGTATGCGTACAGGCAACTATCATATACTTGCCCCTACACCTAAACAAATTATTGAAAAGGCTGTTAAAGACCCTACAATGAAATATGATGTAGGAGTACCTATGACTAATCCTTTAAAGCAATATGCTTTAAGATTAGCACAACAATGGTTGTTAGAGGAAAAAAAGAAATATGTTGAAGAGTTATTAGATGGAACTAATAGAGAAATAATTGTCAGAAACTTAGATACAATTAAAGATGACTTGTTATTAGAAGAACTTATACAATATAATGATAAAGGAAACTTTGACAGGGTGTCTGCTTTTTTATTACTAATGCTTTGGATTGAACAAGATAAAGAATTGGTTATTAAGGAAACAGAAAATATTGTTAAAAAAACTAGTTTAGATTTTTATCAAGAATTACATAATAACAGGCTCAAAAATAAACTTTTAATAAATTATTAATTTTTTTTTAATTTTGTAGATTAAATTATTATTACATGGTAGTAAATGAAAATTATGTCAGTGATGTACTTTTGTCTCAAGTAGGCACTGATAGATATTCTTATAATAAAAAGATAGCAAATAATTATGAATGGGCTAGAGCAAAAATGGATTTTTTTGCTAACCAATATAATTTCTATAATGAAAGAAAAGAAAAGTTCAAAGTAAACTATGAGTTATTTAATGGTAGAATGGACTTTGATAGCTACTTGGATACTGGTAAAGTTATTTCTACAGAACTAGGAGTTGATATTCCAGAAATGGAATTTAACCAAAGTGACTATATTCATTTCCCTATACTACAAAATGTGTTAAATGATTTAGAGGGAGAAGAAATTAAAAGACCTTTTAATTTAAGAGTAGTTACAACTAGTTCTAATAGTGAGGCTGTTAGACAAAGAACTCGCAAAGAGTTATTAATAGAAAATACTTCAAAAATAGTAAAAGAACAATTACTAACAAAGATAAAAGCAGATAATGCTAAAAAAATTCAAGAAGCTAGGGCTAATATGGACCCTACATTAGATCCTGAATATTTAAAAAAATTAGAAGAATTACAACAAAGTCTAGATGCTCAAATAGAGCAAACCTTACAAAGAATAACTCCTGTAGAGGTAGAGACTTACATGGCAAATCATTTTAAATTGCCTGAAGAAAAACTAACAGATGAAATTTTACAATATCATATAAGAACAGATAGATTAAAAGGTATATTTGATAAAGGTTGGAAAGATGTAATTATTACAGGAGAAGAAATTTATTGGACTGGAGAATGGAATGGTAAACCTATTATTAAAGCTTGTAATCCATTATATTTTAATTATTCTAAATCAAAAGATATTGATTATCTTGACGAAGCAGATTGGTGTACTTATGATGAATATTTAAGTATTTATGAAATATACCAACATTTTGGTAATATTATTACTGAGGAAGAAAGAGAAGTTTTAGATAAATATGAATCTACTTTAAACTCTCCTTCAGATTCTAAAGTATGGGAAGTAATTCCTAATGCTCTTATGGATGGTGTAAATTCAGAAAATACACCTATTTGGGCAGATCCTTGGCAAGATGATTATAATGATAATTATAAAACTAGAAG